GAGATGGAGCAACTGCTATCGGAGGTGTAACGGATGCCAATGCCGGAAGAGCAATTGCGTTCCCTTCCCGATCCTATACGGGAACTATATCAAAGGCTCGAACGAGATAGCGTTGACCGCATCTGCAACAGGATAAACAAAATCGGCAAGTTGTCTGCTAGTGACATGTATGAGCTTAAAAGGCTCTCAGAAATAGGCGGCGATGTTGATGCCATAAAAAGCGATATCGCAGACATCTTGAAACTTTCCGAGCAGGCTGTTTATGATATTTATTACACTGCCGCAAAAACAGATTACGAATTCCAGCGGTCAACTTTCGACAAGCTAGGCTTGCCATGGGTGCCGTTTGATGAGAACCCGCAAATGCTAGAGATTGTTCGTTCTGCATCAGCGGTTACAGCAGCAAGTTTTGTGAATATGTCAAGCACAACGGGCTTTGTTGGCGACATCAGCGGCGCTAAGCCTGTGTTAGATGCATGGAAACCTTTAGCAAAATACTATCAGGACACAGTCGATTATGCAGTGTTTCAGATTCGCACCGGTGTTGAGGATTACAATTCCGTGATGCGCCAGACGGTAAGAGAACTATCTGATAACGGACTTACGCACATCGAATATGATAACGAAAACAAGCGATATTACCGGCGACGCTTAGACTCAAGTGTAAGAGTAGCGGTAAGTGGTGGATTGCAGCGATTGCACCGTACTTATATGGATGCCATTGGTGAGATGATCGGTGCTGATGGCAGAGAGATTTCGTGGCATTCTGGTGCACGTCCCAGTCACGTTGATTTTGCAGGTCGCCAATTCAACATGAAGGACTACGAAGAGATTTGCGTTCCACTGCTTGAAGATTATAACTGCTATCACAGGGCATTTCCCATTGTGTTAGGTATCTCAGAGCCAGCACACTCCGACAAGGAACTTGCGGAGCTGAATAAACAAGACCAAGAGCCGCGTCCTTTTGAGGGACGCACTTATACAATGCACGAGGCTACACAAAAGCAAAGGCAGCTAGAAACAGCTATACGGCGGCAGAAAGATAGAGCTATTGCATTCGGTAAAGCTGGTATCAGTGATGATGAAAAAATAGCCCTCGCTAAAGCCGCCGCCTTGTCAGATAAATATAAACAGTTTTCCAGGGCTATGGGCATTGATGTTAAAAATACTCGCGTTACAGTGGCTGGTTTCACACGAAGTCAAGCTGCTCGATTGGGAGTGATAACGCGCAATCGAAACGCAATCGCCAATCTTTCGGGGATTACTACCGCTAACGGAATAGTAACAAAATCAACTACACATATCGCCGATCAAGCTGTTAAGCGCGGCGTGAGCGCAAAATCTATACAAGAAGCTTTGACAAATCCGATAAATATCGGTAATATCAAGACAGGCAGTGACAGCAGACATAGTCAACGTTTTGTTGGCAATAATGCTACAGTTAGCATTAACCCTGATTCTGGCGCACTTGTTACAGCGTGGAAAACAGGCAATTCAGCACGGAAAAAATACGGAGGCGATTAAAATGATTGTTTGGGTGGAAAGTGAGATTGCAATTCTAACCAAAATGAACATTCCCTTTTTATACATGGGTTATTTAACCGATGAGCAATTAGAGGATTTATATGAGATTGCGCCTGACTATATGATGAGTAATACAAATACCGGTGATGACAGCCCAAATTCAGATTTTAACATCTGCGAGGGCGTGATTACTAAGATAGCTATGCACATGGAAGCGCGGGGCTTGCTTTAATAGCCCAATAACAACTTAATAACTTTAGCGTCTTATCGAAAGATGGGGCGCTATTTTTATGCCTAAAATTAAGCTTTTGCGGCGCAGCATACAAGAACGCCGTCCGGCGGGCCATGGAGAGGGCGTAATACAACCGTAGCCGGTCAGGAAGGATAAACGATGAAAAAGGAACAGCTAATTGAACTCGGAATCGACGAGGAAATTGCAAAAAAAGTCATGGATTTGAACGGCGCAGATATCCAGCGTGAATCCGCGAAAATCAAGGTTGCCGAGGATGCGAGAGACGCATTACAGGGTCAGTTTGACACTGCTACAGATGCGCTAAAGGCGTTTGAAGGGATTGACCCTGCGAATATCAAGGTAGAGCTTGAAAAAGCTCAGACAGCCTTGAAAGATGCCAAGGACGAACACGCTGCCGAACTTGCTAGGCGTGACAGCCGCACCGAAACGGAAAAGCTGTTGTCCGGTCATGCGTTTATCAACGATATTACACGTGATTTCTATGTTGGCGAAATTGAGAAAGCCCTTGACGACAAAGTCAACAAGGGCAAAAGCCGACAAGACATTTTCGATGCACTTACAAAAAGCGAGGACGGAACACAGAAACCGGGCATATTCACAAATCCCAATCAGGTGCTTGACCTTCCCCCGTCCGGACCAGGCGGTGCACCGACAGCAAACCCATGGGAAAAAGAACACTGGAATATGGCAGAGCAAGCAAAAATCTATAAAGAAGACCGAGAGAAAGCCCGACTCTTAGCAAGTGATGCGGGCTTTAGTTTTTGAATCTAGGAGGATTTATTAATGGCAGTTACAAGAATACAGGACGTTATAGTCCCTGAACTATTCGCAGCGTATGTTACCCGCCGCACAAAGGAATTATCAACACTCCTTCAGAGCGGCATTATTACCTCTAACAAACTTATTAATGGACTCGTCACACAGGGAGGTCGCACAATTAACATGCCTTTCTGGGCGCCATTGACTGGCGAGGATGAAGTACTGACCGACGATACCGCACTATCTCCCGGCGGCATTCAAGCGGAGCAGGACGTAGCCGCGCTGCTTATCCGTGCAAAGTCGTGGGGCGCACATGAACTGGCTGGTGCACTAGCTGGCGACGATCCGATGACAGCGATTGGTTCGCAAGTCGCGCAGTGGTGGGCTATCCGCGAACAGCAAATGCTCATAGCCATTTTGAACGGCATTTTCGCCAGCGCTCTTGCCAGTACACATGTTAACGACATAAGCGGAGAGCCTGGTAATGCTGCGGTCATCAGCGGCAATGCGGTACTTGACACGAAACAGCTGCTCGGAGATGCGGCAAGCACCTTTACGGCAATGGCAATGCATTCTGCGGTGTTTACAGAGCTTCAGAAGCAGAACCTTATTGACTATATCCCGGACGCACGCGGTGAGGTTAACATGCCGTCCTACCTGGGCTATCGTATCATCGTTGATGATGGCGTGCCGTCTGCTGGTGGCGTATTTAACACGTACCTATTTGCAAACGGGGTTATTGGACGTGGTGACGGTACCCCTGTGTCACTTACACCTGTTGAAACAGACCGTGACAGCCTCATGTCAACGGACATCCTCATCAACCGTCGTGCACTTGTCCTGCACCCGTTCGGTGTGGCATGGCAGAATCCGACGATTGCAACGCCGACACCGACAAACATAGAACTTGCTGCGGGCGCAAACTGGGCGAAGGTGTATGAGGATAAAGCAATCGGCATAGCAATGCTCAAGCATAAGATTGCGTAGGTGTGGCATGGGACTTAGTGCTTTTAACCGTCGACGTGAGAAATTAGATAAGCAACCGAAACTTGATGCTAAACAACCGGAGCCTAAAGGTTCGGAACCTAAAAAACCTAAAGGCAAATAACAGGAAGGCGGCAACACTATGCATATTTCTTACGGTGATTACAATTTTTTGGGATATGTAGCAGTGCCGGGTGATGAGTTCTCTCGCTTCTCTGCAATGGCTGAAAATCAGATAAGGCGGCGGATCCAATTCCGTCGCTTTATTCTGGACACAGATTCGCCGGATAACTTCAACCTGAATGACCCTGAGTATTGGGCTGAGCAGAATTTGCGCGGCATTTGTGAGGTCATTGACCTGTTATATATTCAGGCAAATCCAAACAGTGAGGTAGCCAAAGCCCGAAGGACAATAAACAGCTTCCGGAACGCTGATTATTCCGAGGACTACGGTTCGCCACGCTTTGAGCGGGATAATAGTCAGGCATCTGCATCCAGCGATCCTTTGTCCGACATTATATCCACATTCTTTACACCGGCACAGACATTCAGGGGGATAAACTAATGCGCATAAACATCTTGGGAACTGAATACACCATCACAGAATTACTCCGGCATGAAGACGAAAAGCTGTCTGAGAATGATGGCTATTGCGATAATTACTCAAAGGAAATCGTAGTCTTGAAAGATGTGGCGCCGCACCCCATGAATGTTGCTGACCTTGAGGCTGCTAAAAACAAAGTAATACGGCATGAATTAATACATGCGTTTTTGTTTGAAAGCGGCCTTGCTGAAAACAGCGAGTGGGGGCAAGACGAAACATTGGTGGACTGGATGGCAATTCAAATCCCGAAGATTGTGAATGCCATGAAAGAGGTGGAAGCCTTGTGATGTTCGGTCAACACGACACTATCACTGTCTGGAACAAAACTGTTGAAAATGGCAAAACGGTGTATTACCGGCATGTCGTCCCCCGCTGTTACTGGCGCTCTCAGGTCATCCGCAATGTGTCCGGTTCAACGGTGTCACTAGGCACTGCGTGGAATGTCACCATAGAAGCGCAGGACGGTTACATGCCCTATAGTGAATGGATGAAGCTGGCTGATAAGTCGGCTTTTTTTACATTCAACGTCGGGGACATCGTTGCAAGAGGTAAGCATGCGGACGAAATGACGGCTGATAATGCACCGGCACTGTACAACCAGCTGAAGCCAGACGTATTTACTATCAAGACTGTGACGGACAACACACAAGAATGGAAGCACGGACGGCATATTGCAGTGGAGGGCGTGTAAATGAGCATGAACATTGATTTTAAGTGGTTGAAGCCCATCCCTGCGATCATGAAGGAAACCACTGGCGGCGACGCTACGCTCATGTTCATGGCTACTGAATGGCATCGCCTTTATAAGCCGTTTGTGCCCATGCAAAGTGGAGCGCTGTCAGCTGATTCAGTTTCATATTCAGTTGTGAGTGGCAAGGGTGTTATCACGCATTCAACACCTTACGCCAGACGGCAATATTATGGCACTCATCACAAATTTACAAAACCATTGGCTCAGGCACACTGGGACGAGGGCGCAAAAAACGCAGGTAAAGGCAAGGCACTGGCACGGGCTGTCGAAGCCTATATAAAGAGAGGTTAACATGCCGACCATAAACAAAGACGATATTTTATACGACTGGCTCGTTGCCGGATTTGCGGCTGCTTATCCTACAACCTTTGAGTTTTTGCTGATGGTTGAAGGACAGGCGGCAGTAGCGCCGATATCCGATATTCGGGCAGTGAGACCCTACGTAAATGGTGACGCGATAAAGCAATATGACTTCATGTTGCAACTCGCGTTTCGTGTATCTGATGATGTTGACAGCAATAAAAATACTGACAACATGTTTGCTGCGCGAAAGTGGCAAGCATGGATTGACGAGCAACAGCAGCTTGGCAATTATCCCGACTTTGGCGAAAAGTGCAGCCAATACAAGCTTGAAAACCTATCCAACATGCCGACTATGGCTGGGCGGCAGGAGGACGGCATGGCTAAGTATCAGTTCCCAGCCAGACTTACATATTTGGAGGTAAGATAATTATGGCACAGAGATTTCAATTTGCGGATTTCTATAAAGTTCCCGGCACCAGCACGTTCGAGTTGATGGGTGTCGGATTTACTACCCTTGACGAAAATCCGTCCGCACAGACTGATGAGAAAATCTACATACACGAAAAATCCACGACAACCACGGTCAAGAGCTACCAGACCACATTCCCGTTTGAGGCTGACATGATTGAGACTGAGGAAATTCTCAAAGACATCTACGACATTGCCACACGCCACGCCACCGGCTCTGATGCTGTGCGTGAATACGTGCGTGTTGAGCTGTGGCAGCCCGGTACTACAGCCGGAACATTCACCGCACGTAAGTTCATGGTGTCCGTACAGGTTGATGACATAGCTGGCGAAGGCGGCGAAGTTGTTGTTATGAGCGGCAACCTCAACGGCATGGGCGATCCTGTCGAGGGCGTATTCGACCCCGCCACCAAGACATTCACAGAGGCTGCGTAATGAAAATACTAGGCAAAGACCTGTCTTATAAATTTAGCGGCACCAATCCTGCGGACATCACGAAACTGGCAGAAGCAGAGGAATGCTTTGCAAGTATGCAGGACGGCACGCCCACCGGCACAAGGGGCTACGCACAGTGGCTAACCACTAACTGTCGTTGTATTCAGGAGTTCTTCACAACATTGTTCGGTGACGGCGCTGACCGTGAGATATTCGGTGATGAGACTGACTTTTCTGTTTGTGTCGACGCAATCATGGATTTCTATGAGGAAGTCGGAATACAGGCGAAAAAGTTTGAGGAAAAATACAGCAAGTATTCCCTCAATCGCACCGAGCGACGCGGTAAAAAATGAACATCCTGATTGATGAGCTTCCCTATTCGGTCGATATCCACGGAACACCACACGAAATCCGCCCTGAATTCCGCATCATTGTCTTGGCAGAACAAGCTATAAACAACGCAGAGTTGACAGAGGTTGAGCGCATTGCTTGTGCGCTTGACCTCTTCTTTGTTACACCCCCTTCGGACATTTTGGCGGCAATGGGTGCATTTACAGACTTCTTCGCCTGTTATAAACAGCCGAAAAAGACAGGAAAAGGCAAGCCGAAAGCGTTGCCAGCAGTGTTGTCATCTGAGCATGATGCACCGCTTATATTCTCGGCGTTTATGCGAACTTACGGCATCAACCTGAACAGCGTGGAAAACCTGCATTGGTTTGAGTATCAAGCTATGCTGGATGACTTAGATGAGGGATGCCGACTATCGAAGATCATGGAATATCGGGGTGCAAACCTATCAGACATAAAAAGTCCAGAAATGAAGAAGTTTTACACAAAGATGAAAAAACAATATGCAATCCCGCTTGACAAGCGCACACAAGAACAAATGGACAGCTTGCGTGATGTGCTGATAAACGGCGGCGATTTGCAGCAGGTGCTAGAGGAAGGCCGGTGATACAGTGGCGGCAGATGGAACCATAAAAATAAATACCGATCTGGAAACCAAAGAAGCCGAAAGCGCCATGTCTAAATTCGGAAATGCAGTAAAAACCGGCATGGCAGCCGTGGGCATATCCTTCGCAGCGGCAGGTGCTGCAACTACAAAATTTGTCAAGGACTCTGTCATGGGATTCGCAGCTCAAGAGCAGGCAATGGGTGGCGTAGAAACCATGTTTAAAAATTCCAGCGGCAAGGTCGTTGAGTATGCTAGTGACGCATTCAAAACAGCAGGACTATCCTCGACCCAATACATGGAACAGGTCACTTCGTTCTCGGCTCGCCTATTACAGGGGCTTGGCGGCGATACCGAGCGTGCAGCAGACATAGCACACGTTGCAATTGTGGATATGTCAGATAATGCTAACAAATTTGGCACGAATATTGGCTCTATTCAGGACGCATATCAAGGTTTTGCAAAGGCGAACTTTACTATGCTAGACAACCTGCGTCTTGGCTATGGCGGCACCGCCGGAGAAATGGCGCGGTTAATCAATGATTCTGGCGTGCTAAACGGTGAGTTTGTGGCTACAGCGGAGAATGTCAAGGACATCCCCTTCGACACGATGATTGAAGCTATACACCGTGTGCAGGATGGGTTTGGCATTACCGGCACAACTGCGCGAGAAGCAACAGAGACAATAAGCGGTTCAATCGGTATGCTTAAAGCCTCTTTTGCTAACCTCGTCGCGGGCGCTGCGGATTCATCAGCGAATATCAAGAAGCTTGCTGGCGATGTTGCCATGTCTTTTTCCGCAGTCGCGCAAAACGTTCTGCCTGCTGTGCGAAGCGTGATTGCTTCGGTTCCTCAGATATTGGCTCAGTTGCTTCCGATGGTAAAGCCTATATGTGCAGAAATCGCTGCGGCGGCTGTTGAGATGATGAAAATGATTGTGGCAGAAATTGCGCGTGCCGTTCCTGCCCTAGCACCGTTCGCAGCAGCACTAACGTTTTTATTAAACAACATAGAGTCAATAATCCCCGTAGTTATGGCCGCAACCGCAGCTTTTCTGGCTTTCCAAGCGGGAATGGCAATAGGCAGTATCATCAATACCGTATCTACAGCGATAACCGTGGCTTCTGGGGTGATGCAGCTTTACGCGGCTGGCGCAACTGTTGCGACTGTTGCATCCGCAAGTTTTGGAGCTTCTGCGACTGTGCTAGGTACGATTATGGCTGTATTAACAGGTAAAATCACGCTTGCGCAAGCAGCACAAGCTGTTTGGAATGTAGTCATGGCGGCAAACCCAATCGGCGTTGTTATAGGGCTAGTTGCCGCCTTTGCCGCAGGTCTGGCCATCCTCGTCGGGTGGCTCGGCAAGGGTTCGGCAGAACAGCAGAAATTTAAAGCCGACACAGAAAATCTTATATCTGCGAATGAGCGCCTAATTTCATCAATTGAGAGCAGTGATATATCCTTTAAAAACAATGTGTCAGGAATAGAGGCGAACGCTGGAGCAGCAGAAAATCTCGCAAAAAAAGTCGAAGCGTTGTCCGCAGTTGAAAATAAATCCGCAGAAGAAAAGAAAAAACTAAAAGTCATGGTGGATATGCTCAATCAGAGTATGCCGGGCTTAAATCTTGCTTATAACGAACAAGCAGATTTGCTGAATATGACCACAAGTGAGATATACAGCCTGATAGAGGCTGAGCAAGCCTGATAGAGGCTGAGCAAGCCAGATTGATGAATCAGGCTATACAAGAACGTGCCCTTGAACTGGCAAGAGAACAATTGTTGCTTGAAGAACAATTGGTAGCTGTCTCAGAGCAACGGGCGGCTCTTGATTTGGGACTCGAAGATAAAACAATCACTCAGTGGGCTTACAACAGTGCCGTTAAAGACCTTAATGCCGAAGAAATTATTTTGCAAGAGCAATTGGAGGCGACGAAGGCCTCCTTTGAAGGGTACACAGACCAGCTTGCGGAAACCACCAGTGCCCAGAATGAGATGAATCAGGCTCAAGATGAAGCTGTTGAAAAATACGGTGCAACAGAGGAAGCAATAGCCGAAGTTGCCGAAGCTTACGGCACCACGGCGGATGCGATAAAGGCGGCTATGGATGCGTCTGGTCAGTCGCTTGACGAATTTGTGAAAAGCCAAGATAGCATGCGGCAGGCTGCTGCTGACGCGACCAAAGGTGTCATCAACAATTACGATGCCTTAAAGACCGACATTGGAAAATCGGCCAGTGAAATAATAGGGAATCTCAGCGATAACGCCGCTAAAACCCGTGAATGGGCTGAGCTAATGGGAAAACATGCTCAATACATGTCCGCTGACACGTTGGCAACTTTCCAAAGCTGGGGTGTAGGAAGTCTGTCGTATTTGCAAGAGATGGAAAGTGCCAGCTCAACAGACTGGTCAGAATGGAACAACGCTTTTGCGGAAACCGCAGATGCGGGAATGGAAGCCACAAAAACAAATATATTAGATGCCGGTATAGAAAATGCCGTCGGTGATGTTATTGAAGGCGCTGCCGATGCAGTTAGCAGCAACACCAGCGTTGAAAGCAACACAACCCAGCTCATCACGGGGGCAAGACAAGCCGTGGACAGCTCTGCTCCGCAATTTACCAATGCCGGTTACAACCTCAGCAT